CGGTGTTGGAATTGATGGAGTAGTGTGATCGACGCATCTGCGTATTAGCCACGTAGCCAACAAGATTTTGAGCATTTCCATCAGCTTGTTTGACTGTAATGACCCTACTAAACGTGGACCATTGTTCGATTTCCAATGGTACATACCCCGCCATTATTGCACCACTCTTTCTTTGCATCGGTCAAAATGCCAACGGCGCATCGTATTATTTCCACCGATGGTTTGACAGTGGGGGCATACTATGACAGAGTGTTTCATACAAGTTCTTCCTTTCAGTGATTCACTAATCCTTCTTCGTGTTTCGGAAGATTAGATGTTCCGTCTATTTATGTGCCATTGAAGCTGGGGGTAATAGGCAAGAATGTGGAGGCTGGTGGGGTCTCCCACCAGCCTTTGTCGCATAGAAAGATATAACCTCTACCTGTTACTCAAAGTAGTGGTCAACGCAAGCCGTGATAATCAATGCTCCTGATGCGGGTGCAGCAATACTAGACTTAGCAATGATTTGAAAGAATTCTCCTGGATTGACTACAATAGGAGTATTGAATATAATAGTAAGCGCATCTGGTGCCGCTGTCCCCACAGCCGCAGAAGCCAAGTATCCACGGCATCCAATCGCCACACGACGAGGAGCCTTTGTTGTTCCCGTTGCAAATGAGGCTGATTCTGCTGTGGTCAAACTCACAGCGGTGTGTCCATAAGCAATGGCATAGGAATATACCAATGCAGTCGCGGGTAGTAGCACCGAGATAACATCGCTGATGGTGACTCCAGTGACTACGAGAGTCTTGGGTGGGTTGGTTGTAGAACCAAGAGGATTCTGATAACTAAAAATGATACCATCAGTCGCCGCAGCGAGTGTGAGGGTGACTTGTGCAATTCCTCCCAGTCCGGTAACCGCACTACTGCTATTCAACAATACGACTGCGGTGGGGGTGGCCAGATTTGCCCAACTTGACAATTGACCCACGGTATCACCGGCTTGTCCTTGATAAGCCTTACCCTGCGTTCCCATTTGGTGCGCCCAAGGTTTCACTGTCTGTGCGTCTTTCAAAGATACTTCTTCTGTTCCCATTTTAATGGTTGAACCACCCGTGACGGTTCCTGTATTTCTCAACATTGCGGTGAGAGGAAGGCAGAGGGTTAGGAATGGCAACGACTGCCCCGCTGGAACCGCAATTTGTGCCAACAAAATGTCATCTCTCCAGAAAGAGACCGTGTGCCTATCCAGGATGATTTTATATCGGTAGATCGTGTTGATCGATATTGATGGAATCAATATCGCGGTTTCAGTTTCTACACTATTGTAGCTTGCTACCCCAGTAAGACCAGCATTCGTGATACGGAAGAACACTCCATCAGTCGGTACTGTACCTGTCGTGCCGAGATAGAATCCCCATTCAAAAATTTGGTTCGCTGGTAATAAGGAAGATATTGTCCAAGTGGCTTCTGCATTGAGTGCATATTCACCTTGCAGTGCAAAGTGTCTCCAGGTTTGGAGATAGGCATAGTTTGTTGATACTGTGGCCAAGGTGGGGTTGATATTCAGAAATCCTGCGCTTTGCGTCATGGTCATGGTGCTGAACGAGTGCTTGAATTGGGCTGTGTCTTGTGATGTTGCGGTAAAATAGTACGCCCCAATAATAGTGTCCATCCCCACACTGAGCCTTTTGTGTTTTGAGACATACGGGCTCTCGACATATCGTTCTCCCACCACAGAACCAGAATCGTTTTCAAATTGTGACGTGACAAACCCTGCGCGTGTATTGAGTGAGGGCAAATTCACAAAAAGGTGGTTATTTGCAACTTCCGCCACATTGCCACTGATATTACCTTCAATTCTGATTCCAGACATATAGATTCTCCTTGGTAAAATTGATTACGTTCTATTTATGTGTCGTTTAACTCCAGCGCCAACGTACAGTCATTTGCCCTGTCAATCGCAATCGAGACATCATTGTGATGGTAAACCCCGTTCCTGCGATCACGTCACTGACAAAACACACTATATATGTACTAAGAATTCCATGCTCAAATGCGGTGTGATCCGCTGTGCCATCGTTTCCTTGAATGTAAACTTGTATATGAGCATTGGCTGGCAACAGTGTCTGCCCCGTGACAACCAGAGTGGTGTCGTTATTTCCTGGTGGTGATCCAAAGTTCAGGGTAGAACTACCATACGCGGGGGTCGCTACAGCCGTAATGATTTTCATCATTGTGAACGTAATAGCAGGTCTGACTGGACCACCAGCTAAAGACTCCGAACGAGTTAGCCCCATGCTAATAGTGGAATCTTCGACTGCCTGCATTACTTCAATGTAATCATTGGCAACCAATTCCAGTGCATATTTATTCACCAGCACATCAATATCATTATTTGCTTCCATCGTCATTCCGACAGAACTGTTGGCAATGTCTACGCCGTTCTTTCTGAACCAATAATCAGCACGTTGTTTTGCCGCACCACCACTTCTACTAACCTGTGCCGCAATTATAATCTGATAGAGTCCATTGGAGGTGACAAATATTCCAGTGTTGCCCATAGTATGGGTCAGACCAGAAAGGACATCTTGGGTGTCAAAGTTCACCCTCACGGCATTTGTGTTGGCTGGTAATTGACTTACGTTACTTGATAGTTGGGCAAATGCTGGAGTGAGATTGATCGTTCCACCACCACTGGTTGCCGCAATGTTTGCTCTGAGGAATGCTCCATTTGCACGTTCTCTGGCATATACATCACCAGTAGCAGCAAGGGCGATATTGATCGTGCCCCTTCCGTTGGTGATGGTAATGGCATCACCCGCAATAAGGGTATTTGCATCGTAACCACCCGAAACGGTGTTTCCAATGAGTAGTGATCCATTCGCTACTATGGTTCCATATCCAGTAGCAACAAGATTACCAGAGTATGTCGGCATCGTGACTGAAACAGAATTTGCAACATTTGCTGCCGCAAGATCACAATGCCCCGAAACATCTCCTGTAAGTCTTAATATAGCCATATATGCTCCTTATACCACAGTCCATCGTGAGCCCGAAGGAATCGTCACGATTACATTTGGGTTGACGGTAATTGGTCCAGCCGACATAGCAGACCGTCCCGTTGTTAGTGTGTAGTTAGCGGTGACATTCAAATCATTCTCATAGAACACTCTATCACCAGTAAGAATATTCCCTGTCGGCATCGTAGTGGGGGAGGCTATGGTGATTGATCCCTTATCGTTGGTGATAACAATTCCAGTCCCCTGAGTTAGGAGGTTTAGATCGAATCCACCGGATACGGTATTACCGATAAGTAGCTGCCCATTTGCGGTGGCTGAAGGGAGTGTGCTAACCGCCGTGTTTGCCACAGTCGTCAAATGTCCATTAGCATCCACAGTAATAACAGGAATAAGAGTGGCATTTCCGTAGACTCCAGCAACGACGCCCGAACGTGCGTGACTCAATGTAATGGCCCCTTGTCCCACTGTCACAATAACTGGCGCGGATTGAGCAATCGTTGCAAGATCGAATCCTGTGTTGACAGTATTACCGATAAGGAGTTGACCATTTGCTAGTCCTGTTGCATCTTTTCCAGTTCCACCACGAGCGACTGATAGAATCCCCGTTGTCAAGACTCCCGTTGAGAGTCCTGCAATTGCGCTGTTGACAACTGCGGTTATATGTCCGTTCGCATCCACCGTCACGGAAGGTATGATAGACGCATTTCCATAAACTGCGGCAACCACTCCCGAACGAGCATGACTCAGTGTGATGAGCCCCTGTGCAACGGTGACAATTACTGGGGCAGACTGAGCAATCAGTGCTTTATCAAGTCCGGTTGATCCTGTATTCCCGATGAGAATTTGACCGTTCGTATAGGAAGATTGCCCCGTGCCTCCTCGCGCTACTACAAGAGTACCTGAAGTCACCGCAGCGGCAGAAATGGCTATCGCGGTATTCGTAACGGAGGTGACATGCCCAAACGCATCGACCACAACTTTAGCGACTGTGGCTGCATCCCCATAACCAGACGCCGCGACTCCCGAATTTGTATGGCTGAAAATTCCATTTGGCTGATCGTAACTCAATGGGAAAGTGCCACTAACATTACCTCTGACTCTCGCAGATGTATGATAGAAGGGTCCGCCAATATTTTCACTGACATCATTCGTATTCAATAGTATGGCACCGACTCGCCCAGATACAGAGGTAACGGACTCTGGCCAGTTACTCATGACTATAGAAGTGGTGCTATTCGACACGGAAACTAAGATGTTATCGTTCCAAGCGATGGATTGCCAATTTCCAATGGGGATATTATTTCTATTTGTCCAGTGAAATCCATCGGGGCTGGTCATCACGATATTTGGTCCAACCGCAGCAAAGACGCTACCATCCCAGGCAACATCAATCCACCGTCCACTGATACCGGCTCTGGCAGTCCAGGTAGTACCATCAGAACTGGTCTGGACTACCCCCCCACTATTAGAAACCGCAGCAAAGACGCTACCACTCCACGCTATAGCGTTCCACTCACCAAAAACACCGGCCTTGGCACTCCAGGTAATACCATCGGGGCTAGTCTGAAGATCACCGCTACCAGAAACCGCGACGAATAAGTTACCATTCCAAACAACATCCCTCCACGTTCCAGTGACAGAAGTTCGGGTAGTCCAGGTAACACCATCGGGGCTCGTCTTGACACCACTGGTACCAACAACTACAAAGAGACCTGCGCCCCACGCTATCGAGGAACGCGAACCTCCCATAGAAGTTTGGACAGTCCACGCCAGGGCATCAGGACTCGTCACTACAGCACCAGTAGAACCAATTACAGCAAAGACGCTACCATTCCAAGCACTCGCAACCCAAGTTCCGGTAGGAATACCCCTATTCAACCAAGCAATACCATCGGGACTGGTCATAAGATTATTTGGGCCGACCGCAATAAAGAAACTACCATTCCAGGTAATATTTCTCCACGGTTCGGCGGCATTGGTTCTAACAGTCCAATTTATACCATCAGGACTGGTCGCAATGGATTGACCTGAACTGTAAAAGCCCGAAGCAACAAAAAGGTTACCATTCCAGTTAATAGTTTCCCAACTCCCCACAGAAAGTGTCCTACCTGTCCAAGTGATACCATCAGGACTGGTAAGACATTGTGCGCCAACACCAGAATGAGAAACGGTACACCAAAGCCCCAATGGGGGGGACCAAACAACAGACTTCCATGAATTTCCAAACGCATGGTCATGCGGAGTCCAAGTTATACCATCGGGGCTAGTTAGCACTTCGGGGCCGTCTCCCACGGCAACAAAGTAACTACCATTCCAGGCAACCGAATTTAACACATGAGTCGCGTCATTTGAGCTAGATGATCTACTGACCCAATTGTTACCATTAGAACTGGTACTTATTGATGTGTTGTGGCCGACTGCAACAAAAAGACCGCCTCCTGCTGTTATTCCCTGATTGATTGGATGAGAGGGGAAGGGTGTGGCTGTCCAAGTGATACCATCAGCACTAAACAATGCTGGGAAGGGTGTGCCTTTCGGTATCACAGCAAAGACGCTACCATTCCAAGTCATTTGATGCGATGCAGCACCAAGTGCGCCGATATCGATTGACGGAAGAAGACCTTCGTGGCGAGTCCAGTTAAATCCATCGGGACTGGTCATGACTTTCACACCACCACCATGTACACCCATGCAGACAAAGTAACTAGGATTCGAATCGACAATAAGCCATTCCCCATCAGGGACGGTGTGTGTACTCCAAGAAATACCATCGGGGCTGGTTGAAACTTTATTTACGTTGGCAAAGATATTAATAGGAACTAGCACATGAATAGAGCCATTCCAAGCAGCATCCTGATAATCGTACTGAACCTCGGAAGGACTATTCAGGACCCTTCTTGAAACCCAGGCATTTCCATAGCGATGCCCCGAAAGGATAGGATCGCCAGTGGCAACAAGTGTGATCGACCCCCTGTCATTGTTGACCAAAATTCCTGTTCCTGGTGTGAGGGGGTTTACATTGAAATGACCAGTGGCAGAATTACCAATGAGGAGGGTACCATCGCCGTTGGAGGCAAGAGCCTCACCTGATAAGATAATAGCGGTATTCGTGACTGATGTAATGTGTCCAGTAGTATCGATGACGAGGACCGGAATGACGCTGGCTCCCCCATATCCCGATGCTACAACACCAGAATTAGCATGAGATATAATTCCATTAGTAAAAAGTATGGGGTGTGCGTTTAGGATAGTAATAGTGGAAGCGCCATTGATATTAGCACTGTGCGTGACTGTGAGGTTCCCAACATTTAATGAAGGAAGTGCGTAGACAACATCGTAAGATGTATTGGCGGTATTGTATAAAAGTGAGCCCCCCGCATTAACGGTATTCGCTACGACATCAACGAGGTATGTTACCTCTCCAGGCGGCACGGGTTGGGGAAGTTCTCGTGTTGGGGGGTTTGGATTACTGTTCCATATAAATGGCATTGGGTCCTCTCACAGACTTACATTATTTCCAAGCAGGAACCCAGAATGCCGTGCCATTTGCATCAAGGACTCGCATCCATGTATCCTGAGCAGCCGCAGCCGGTCCCACACCCCCGATAGTTCCAAATGTTGGCGTTGCACCACCACCGAGAGCTATTAGGTTGGCTCCCCAACGGATGTCTCTTCCTTCTGGAGATAACCACACAATATCGGAACCTGTTTGAGATCGAATGAGTGTGATAAATCCTGTACCAGCAACATTGACGCTACGCAGTCCACTTCCCTGGACTAGGATAACATCACCCGTGTTGGCTTCACTGGTGAATGTGGTGCCCACGGTGATGAGGGATACGACACGCAAGTTTACGAGATTTGCCGAATTAGAATTTATGGTGACGGTATTACCAGTTGTAATGATCGCCAATGTTAAATTTGCACTAGAAGAATTCAAAGTTGGGATGGTGGCACTCACTAAGTTCGCTACAGTCGCATTAGCAACCGAAGCATTGAGAACATCAAAAGTTCCACTATTCACATTGGCTACAGTCGCATTAGCAACCGAAGCATTGAGAACATCAAAAGTTCCACTATTCACATTGGCTACAGTCGCATTAGCAACCGAAGCATTGAGAACATCAAAAGTTCCACTATTCACATTGGCTACTGTCGCATTAGCACGTTCAGCGTTTAATTGAGAAGAAACGGTGATGCTAACAACATTGGCTACTGTCGCATTAGCAACCGAAGCATTTAAGACGCCGAAAGTTCCGCTATTCACGTTCGCTACAGTGAGATTAGCAAATGATACACTCAATGTAGATAATACTGCTATCCCAGATACAAGATTTGCATAGGAAGCATTCAGAACACCAAAAGTTCCACTATTCACATTCGCTACCGTAGCACTCAAATTTGTAAAATTGGCAATACCAGATGTGATGTTGGCATAAGAGGTATTCATCGTTGCAAGGGTGGCATTGGAAATATTTGCCGTTGAAGCATTCAGCGTGATTATGCTTGCCGTGCTGATGTTGGCGAAGGATGTGTTGATACTTGCTATGTTCATTGATACGATGTTTGCAAATCCTGCATTCAGAAATTGGACATTGGCGGTTTTAATGAGAGCGGTATTTCCGACATTGACCCCAACATCCTGATTGATGAAGGACCACGCAGCATTAGTCGAAACCTGTGGTCCATCGGTCAAGTTGTTGGCGACCGCAATCATCGCGGCAACGGCAGTAATCAACTGGCCAAAAGTATTACTTACATTTATCTGGTTGATAGACATGTTTGTACCTTACAATTTTCAAAATGATATCGTTTCATCGCATTATCTCCACCAGATAGATTGCAATGTGGGCAAATAAGAATGTCGTGCCGAAATCCTGATTTTGCTGTGGAATATCCAGATTTTCCTTTATTCCATGGAGTTCTTCCCATGAGTTTTCCCCTCTGTTCTTCACTTATTGGTCCAAGCGTTCTTCCTTTATTCCAAACGGGAACACTCTTAGGAACTCGCAATGCCTTCTTATGCTCCTCAGTTAATTTTCTTCCTCTTTGAGTGATACTACTTTTCTTCTTACTCTCTTCGGACCAAACCTTTCCAGGAGTTCCTTCCCCACCAGCACAGATATTATATTCTGGTTTCAGCCAAAGGATATACATTGGTTCGGCAATTTTCAATCCGTATTCTTCATTCTCTCCCATTTCTAATACATTCAGAGAAAAATTCTCCTTACCGTACTTTCTTATTGCGGCGTGTAACGGCAAGGTTGATCCTCTTTTTGCCGCCTGAAAATGTTCATTGAATCGCTTTCGTTCATTATAATTGGAGTTGTAACCAATATACCTCTTTCCATTAATTGCGTTCGTTACCTGATAAATTGTAAACATCTATCCTCGGCTTCGTAAGACAGAAAGTTCACTCACAATGCGTTTCAACGTGAGCATCTCACCTTCTATTGTTTCCAGTCGTTTCTTTGTTTCCTGAAATTCTTGTTTCTGCACCAAAGATTTTCGTCTTGCCTCTTTATATCGACCAAGCCCAGCAATATCGGTACTTACAACCGCCTGCGAAGACATATCTCTGACAAATTCAGTGTTCTCAATCTTGAGGGTATTTATGGCCGACATAATAATCCTTTATGATAATGATGGAAGTGCGACGACTCTCAGATCCCTGATTCTTGGTGCCTTAGTAGTATCGGTGGCTGACATCACTATTTTAATAGCAAAATACTTAAAACTGGTGAAGGTGCCATATTGCACACGATCCGCAGCAATACCATTGACTCCAGGCGCATACACGAAACTCTTGAGATCCAATTGGTTCTTAGAGACGCTGTTGGCTCCTCCAATAATGGTCATGAGTTGGTAGCCTTTGTTGTCGAATGGCTCTGGGTCATCGGCGGACAAGATCTTATAATAGACATTGATTTCCGCAGTCAATGGATAATAGGCATCAAAGAATACTCGGAAGTCCCCAGCATCCATACTTTCATCCAACGTCACTTTACGTGTAATGTATCGAGCAATGGCAGGTCCTCCAAATGGCTGATCTTCTCCTGCGATACTGACCGCAGCCCCCACCAAGGTATTACCAGAAAGCGTAACGGTTGGAGCCGTGGTATACCCACTACCAATGACATCCACTGTTACGTTAGCTAGAACACCGAAGATAGTATCAATGTTGTTCGCGGTAGTGATAAGTGCATTCGCCCCAGATCCCCCACCCCCACTGATCCTCACTGACACGTTTGAGGTGGTGACCCAATTATTGGTGGATGCGACCACTGCTGCCAAACTACCACTCAATTCAAGATTGTTGACCAAATTTTCAATAGCATACAACGACAAACGATCCATATCAACCACTGGAGACACATCTGCACTCAAGGAGTTGAGCAACACACGCACCTTGAATGAACTGGTATCGCTGCTGGCTACACGACGACCCAAGGTGTCATCAAAAAATAGATTTTCATCTAATTGGAATGCAGTCAATGGTTCTTTGACACCCGTTGCGGTGGTTGTGGCGAACATTGCACCAATAGACGTATTTGGAAGTAACAAGTTACCTGAGGTCACATAAAGTGCATCTATCGGAATATTAGATGTGATATTATCCGATGGAGATAATTGAAATTCCACATTCGCCTGATTAGTGATGTCAAACTGAGCATACAAAAGTCTGAATGCCAAGTCTTGTTCCTGCACTGGAGTCCACGTAGTCGAGTTCTGCGACTTGAACAAGGTGCCCAAGTATGGTTGCTCCGATATAATACGATCCGTGCCAACGATTTTGTTGCCCATTTCAGAAATGTACACTTGGTATTTTATTGAATTTGCAATCAAGACAATGGCATACTCCGCTCCCTGTTGCAAATACACAGGTCCTTCGAAGTTGATTTGTGTGTACATCGTCGCGTCATCGAAAGGATTACCACCAGAGAGATACTTGGCTCCAAGCGTAGCCTCAGAGACGGTATTCATATCACTTGGATTAACTACGGTATCGGTTCCAGGCACAACTGAAGATGAATGTGGGAATCCATTCACGACTGGACGAATCTGTACCTGAAGAGGGATGTGGTCATCCTTAGTCTTGAACATTAGTCTCACACCAGTAATCATAATACCGGTTGGATGCTGGATAGCATCGACCAAGAAGGTCTCAGCAAGAGGATCGTAGTATCCAATATTGTTATATCCGATAATCGAACTGGTCACAGTATCGTGGGTGACCACTCGCGCCTCTTTAACCACTGTTCGTTGTACGGCCAAATGTCGAGTTGAAAGAATGGTGGATTGAACGGTCTGTAAGAGACCCTGAGCAAAATATTTCACCACTCCATTTGTCTGGGATTGTTCAAGTTGTCCAGAAATGGTGTCGGCCAATGTGAATTGTCGTTCTCCTGTTCGGAAGCTCAAATCACTGGTTGATGGAATGATAAATGTTCCACACACCTCACCTCGATAATCAGAGTTGAAGTATCCAATAGAGTAGGTTGTTTGGGTATTTGGTGTCACTGTAACCGATGGACTGAATGCCACATTGCGGGTGTTGGCGTTATAGGACGTAATGGTGGCCGACTGTCCCAGCCCGTTCGCGGATGTGAACTGGATCGTCTGACCAACGATGAATGAGTTGGAGAATGCGACGTTGGAATTTGCTATATCATGCGACAATAGGATGCTCGATACGTTAGGATTCGTCACGAATCCTGTGTTATGGTAGTAGCCCGAAATGAGGGTGTTAGCACCGGAAGAATTACCGATCAAGAAAGTTGAATTCGTGCTGTGCATCACGTAGGAATTCGCCACATTCGCGTCATCACCACCAGACACATTGACGATACTTACGTTTGTGTAGGTCGGTTCATTGCGGCTGAGAATGACCAAACCGGTTGCGGTGTTTTGTCCTCTAGCTGGATCAAATACACGCACGGTTTCACCCTGCTGATAGGTATCGATATACTTCACTGTGGTTGAGTTGACCTTGACAATGTTTGGTTTGTTGCAGTAACTCGTGACTGCACTACCATCAAAGAACGCATAGAGATTGGTGTTTGGGGCCAACATCTTTCCAACAAACAACACCCCACGCGAGCGCATACGTGGAATGATTGACTCGTTGATAACCTTATCCCCAATAGAAGTTTGAATTGTTTCTGGTGCATAAGCAGTCTGTACACCTGAGCGAGATTGCTTCTCTGTGATACTGGTGGTCTGTCTATCAACAACCGGCGCATAGATTTCAATGCGATGTCCTGGGCATGGGCATTGGTGTCCGATGTAAGTCGGAGAAACAACTTTATGAGACGTGCTCACGCCAGTCCAGTTGGTCTGCCACGCATTCCACTCTGTACCAAAAGTCTGTCCATTGATCGTCTGACCCTGCAAGGACTTATTCAAGACAGATGCTTGTGCTGCCCAATTATCATTATCCCCTTCCATGTTAATATGGAGGTCAGGAGCGCGTTTGGTATCAACCCACACGTCTGAACTAGGATCAAGTTTAAGTTGTCCAATCCAAGTAATAGTATTAAATGGATTTACATTAATTGCCTGTGACGCATATGGTTGATCGAGGAATGTTGCCACCGTGTATGCCAACGTCACGAACGAACCGGTGCGAGAAAAGTTTGTGGAATTGGTTTCACTGATACCCAAAGCAAGAGATTCCAAGTGATATGGGGGACGCAATTCTTGACTTTGTGCGTCTATGGCGCAAAGATAATCACCATTCATCACATCACCGATCTTATGACCCGTGAATGAGTCTACCAGTATACCATTTTTGAAGCGGTTTAATCCAGTATCGTCCACGATCTCCTGGTTTTTGGCCGCTTGCTCAAGTAAGTTCAAGGAGGTGTAGTATTCAAGATTCGTGATACGCTTTTCGAGCGTACCAATATCACGCATCGTGTAGCGTCGATTGTCATTGTAGCGTTGACGAATATCTCTTAACGCTGCGGTATAGGGAGGTAGTGTCAAGCTATAAAGGGTCATGGCATTTTCTTTGTCGGCTGGTGTTAATGGATTCAGTGAGGAGATACCAGACAATACTTCAAATGCGCGGTCCTTCGTTAAGACCAACTTATCAACACGAGCCAAATAATAGGAGAAATCCGTTTGGAAATTCAACCCAGAAATTCCGAATAGTTCCTCGCCATAAATGCCAGCGATATCACCATCATTGCGGCGAGGGCGGAAATCGATCAGGTCACGCAACGGATACACATGTCCTAGTGTGGGAGAAGTATAATCGGGAATATCTGAATAGGCGATATTTGCAGACGCATAGGAATCAACCGTGAGATATCCTAATCCAGAATGCGCGAGGTAGTCAACATAGACCACCACATTACCCAGTGGACCGGTTGATCCTGCTTTTAGTTGTATGGAACCATGTTCATAGGCATTGTCACGCTGTCCACTGTCGAGGGAGTATCGGGCAGTAATGTCAGCCGCAATAGCCACATTGCCATCCTCGATGAGATTTTTTCCAACATCAATAACCCTACGGAGTCTCACCACATCTGAAGTGAAAATCGATTGAGTCTTGGTTGGATCTTTCAGATTGAGCCATGCTGCCGAGTTCGCATAGAATGTGATCTGTGCACCCAATGTTGGTCCCTGTGTATACCATTGGACTAATCCATTCGCATCAGGAATCTGTATACCACCAGAATTCAGTCCCGCAGCAATGTTGGCATTTCTTGCAGTCTTCGCACGTAACA